AACAGCACCCGCTGTAGAGACTCCAGTAGCGGCGCCAGCAGAAAGTTCTGAGCCATCTAGTGATAAAGCACAAGACATTCTAGCAATGATCCGTGCAAGACAAAACAATTCTTAATTGTTTAGTCTGGGGGAGGCAACTCCCCCATATTTTGTAGGAGAAAATTAAAATGACACTACCAGACGAAAGATTTAGAGCCCTTAAACAAGGGAAGAAATTATTAGAAGAATTATGCGATCCGGGTAAAACTCCGCGTGTACCAAGTCTTATCAGAGATAGGGCAAGAGCCGCACTAAGACATTACCCTGCTGATTTCGATTTAGATGACATGGCAGAAGCCTGCCCAGAAATCTTGCAAAAGCCTTCTAACTCTAGTAGAATTAACAACAAACAATCTAATCAATAGGAGTAATTGTGGCAAAACCATTTGACGTTTCCAAATTTAGGAAAGACATAACCAAATCCATTGACGGCTTGTCAATAGGATTCAACGATCCAACTGATTGGATCTCAACAGGTTCTTATGCATTGAACTATCTTATCTCAGGTGATTTCCATCAAGGTGTCCCTTTAGGTAAGGTTACAGTATTTGCAGGAGAATCAGGCGCAGGTAAATCATACTTTGCGGCAGGTAACATAGTTAAATCAGCACAAGAACAGGGTATCTTTGTAGTCTTAATTGACACAGAGAATGCACTTGATGAAGCATGGCTACAAGCCTTGCAAGTTGATACTAGCCCTGAGAAGTTACTTAAACTTAGTATGAGTATGATTGACGATGTAGCAAAAACTATATCACTCTTTATGAAAGATTACAAAGACATGGCAGAGGAAGAACGTCCTAAAGTGTTATTTGTAATTGACTCATTAGGTATGATGTTGACACCAACTGATGTTGATCAATTCGACAAAGGTGATATGAAAGGTGACATGGGTCGTAAGCCCAAGGCACTAACATCATTAGTCAGAAACTCTGTTAACATGTTCGGAAGTTATAATGTCGGACTTGTTGCAACTAATCATACATATGCATCACAAGATATGTTTGACCCAGATGATAAAATATCAGGTGGTCAAGGCTTTATCTATGCATCAAGTATTGTTGTTGCTATGAAGAAGATGAAACTGAAAGAAGATGCGGCAGGGAATAAAATCTCTGAAGTAAGAGGTATTCGTGCAGGCTGTAAAGTAATGAAGACTCGTTATGCAAAACCTTTCGAGGGTGTGCAAGTGAAGATTCCTTATGAAACAGGTATGAATCCTTATTCAGGACTAGTAGACTTGTTTGAGAAATCAGGCTTGTTGACTAAGCAAGGTAATCGTTTAAAGTATATCACTCAAGCAGGAGAAGAAGTTCTCAAGTTTAGAAAGCCTTGGGAAGCAAACGAAGATGGTTGTTTAGATAATCTTATGGCAGAATACTCTGAAGTTAAAAGTGCAATGGACAAAGTAAATACTGAGGAAGATGCATTAGAGACAGTAGAGGAATAACATATGAATTTAAACGATTTAGCCAGAGTATGGGAAGTCATCAAACCTTCAATTGAAGACGGTGACCCACACGAAGCGGCTGATGTACTAGTCAACCATTTAATCGATGAAGGAATGTCCGCACAGGAAATTAAAAAAGCCTTCAAAGATGATAAAAAGATCAAGGAAGCATTGTCTTACTTTTCAGAGGACGAGGATGAAGTTTGGGAAGAAGATGATGATGACTATGAAGATGTCGATGACGAGTGGGACTAGGAGTATTACTTGAATTGGTATACACGTATTAGCCATGATCTGTCAGTAATACCTGACTTCATTGCACATTACGAAACAGAACTATCATCTAGTAAAAAGGATTGTATGGTATCTGGTTATGTTGAAAAACATATATCAGCACTGCCAGGCATAACTGAACATCGTTTCAATCAATTACAAGAGATTGAAGCGGTGCTCAACCTTCTCAATATCAAATTACGTAAGATACGTAGAACACACTTTCAGAAGTATTTGGAGAAGTATCAACGAGCATTGACCTCACGTGATGCTGAAAAGTATGTAGATGGCGAAGATGAAGTCATAGACTTTGAATATCTAATCAATGAAGTAGCCCTGCTTAGAAACAAGTATTTGGGCATTATGAAAGGATTAGATGCAAAACAGTGGCAAATGGGTCATATTGTACGACTCAGAACTGCTGGAATGGAAGATATCCAAGTAGATTAGTCGTAACCTATTGATTCATATAGGCGAAATAATGGTAAAATAATGGTAAAAAGGCTTGACATTTGGGTCCTTTTTCCGTATAATAGATAGTATGAAAAGTAAAAAAGCAAACAAAAAAATCTTAAAAAAGTTTGCCCAAAGGCTTGACATTGCTACCAAATGGTAGTATAATTACATTATAACGACAACTGACACAACGGAGTTAAATATGACACAGACTATCACAGTAAAGTACGGAGAGTACAGAAATCAACCAATCATTGATCAATCATTTGAATTGGTCAAGGGTTATGCAGAAGGCAAACGAGGTGGGTTTGTTACTGTCAAAAATGACGGTAAGTTCCCCCAAGTTCAAATTGCTAATGTTAAAATCAAAGTTAATAACATTAACGACATCACATGGGGAACTGAGAAACCTATTATGGCAAATGCTAACTTAGAACTTGCTCCAGTAGTCACTGAGTCTGATGAAGATGCAATGGACAGAATCAAAACTAGATTCGACATCTTAGACGATATGGCTAAGGCTACTATCGCAGGGGACATCAGAGCAATGATTGTTTCAGGTCCTCCTGGTGTAGGTAAATCATACGGTGTTGAGCAACAAATGGAGAAGGCTTCATTGTTCGATCAACTGACTAATAGCAGAACTAGGTATGAAGTTGTCAAAGGTGCAATGACTGCTCTAGGTCTTTACGCAGTACTTTACAAGTATTCTGATTCTAAAAACGTCTTAGTGTTTGATGACTGTGATTCTGTTTTTCAGGACGATCTTGCTCTTAACATTCTTAAAGCGGCACTTGACTCAGGCAAAAGCAGAAGGATTTGCTGGAACTCTGATTCTAGTCTTCTTAATAGAGAGGGTATCCCAAACAGTTTTGAATTCAAAGGTTCATGTATCTTCATTACTAACTTGAAGTTTGAGAACATCAAGTCTAAGAAGTTGCAGGATCACTTAGAAGCCCTTCAATCAAGGTGTCACTTCTTAAATCTTACTATCGATAGTGATAGAGATAAAATGCTTAGAATTAAGCAAGTGGACAGAGATTGCGACGGCGGCTTGTTCAGAGACTACGACTTCAACGATGGTCAAGGTCAAGAAATCTTTGACTTCATGGAAGAGAATGCTCACAAACTTAGAGAAATCTCAATGAGAATGGCTCTTAAGATTGCTGACTTATTCAAAGTGACAGGTGTTAACAACTGGAAAGTGTTAGCCGAGTCAACTTGCATGAAGATGAGGTAACTCTGTGTCAGGAGTTTGGGGCGGCTTAGGTCGCCCCTTTTTTATTACCATTTTAATATATTAAAAGGTTAAAAGGAAGTATAATATAAACATGCAAAAGATTGAATTTACATCTAAAGAACAAGTGATCTACTTTATGTTGACCACTTCCATTAGTTTGTCGCATTACGATTACAAATTCATATCTAACATGCAATCCTTGACCCACGATAAAAAACAGATTACGTCTGGTCAAGCAGAGTTGTTTGATAAACTTTTGCACAAGTATAGAAAGCAATTTGCTACTAACGGATACACAGTCGATGAGTTAGAATCATTGACATGGAAGTGTATAGTTGTACAGAGTCTTCCTAAGTATACAAATGCAAATGTTAATTGGGACGATAGTGTGAATAAAATGACTATCAGAGTCCCATTCAAAAAAGACTTCATATCTCAATTCAAAAAAGAAATGTCAGCCTTTTTTCCTATTGATGATTATGGTCCATTGGATAACTCGCAACCTTGGGTATGGAATAGTGAACGCAAAAGATATGAAGCAGATCCATGTACATCATCTTTAAAACTAGCATATACTATTTTACCGAAGTATTTTACTACTGAGTACCATAACGAAATAAAAGATATTATCGAACAGTTAGAGTCTAAAACTGTTCAATATAAAGACCCGACACTAGTCTTAGTTGATGGGCAATACACTGTTGTTAAATCTAATGCGATATTAGATGAGTTACTTGCAGACGTAACTTTCGACAACAGTGCAAAATGTTTATACCGAATGTCAAAACTTGGTATAAAAGTAGACAAGGCAATCATCAACGATGATCCTAAACTGGAGTTTGCCGCAAACTACATTACGGAAGTAGACGTAGATGCGATAGACGATTGTTGTGAATGGCTTGTCGAACTTGGTGTAAGTGATCTAGTATTAGGGAGAGGAACTCCAGAGTGGAGATCACATGCATCTAAAGATGAGGCTAATAGAATTGGAGTGTTTACAGAATGCAGTGAAGCATTTTCCAAGCATTCATTAAACATGCATAAAAGCACAGATTTGTTTAATCAACCTGAAGATGGTTATTTCAAACAAAAAATAACTGTAAAAAGTTTACCTGTCTTAATGCAATTTAATTCAATTGTAGAGCCTGAACAGTGTCATGGCGATAATCAAAATGGCAAAATTATAATTATAACAAACGGGAGATCCATAAATATAAAATGAACGAAGAAAACAAAAACTTTCATATCAACTTTGCACCATTCTATGCAGTGGCATTATGCATGGTGCTAATGTTTATAGCAAATGAATTACAAGCACAGGAGATTGAAGAAGTAGTAGTAATAGGTGCAACCATATACGAAACAGAATCAGATCCTTCTACTGATGTTAACGTATTAGAATCAATCATACCAGAAGCAACAACTTCAGGTGGTTATGGTTCTTTCTTGGGTTACACAGAAAGAGGGACACAAACGATTCACACAACTATTTTTAGAAATGGTGTGCCAGCAAATGATGCCGGTAGTGGCTGGTATGACTTTGGTCATGACTTTGCTACTGGAAACGAAAACGTAAAAATAGTCAATGGTCCAACTTCAGTTCTATACGGATCTGGTAGTTTGGGCGGAGCCATCTTTATCACAGATGATCTTAAAGACGGATCTATTATCAGGTACGGTAGTAACACATTCGTAAGTCACACAGGCAGTGGTTTTAATCTAAGTTACTTTGATGCAAAGAATGATAGTGTTAGAACGGACAACGATGAAAAGGACAGTTATAACAATATAACAGTCAAAGGACAACAAGAGTTCAATGACTGGAAAGTAAATCTATCCGCTACATCATATGAATATGATTATGACAATTGCTATACTGCAAGTTTCTCACAATCAAATGATTGCGTACAATCAGGAGATAAAGGTTCCTTATCAATAAGGAATGACAACTACACATTTGGTTATTCATTTAACAATGCTAACTATAAAACAGAAAGTGTAGAAACATATAAGAGTGATGCAGAAAGATTTTATGCAGATACTAGACACCAACTTGGCAATACACTATTAGGTGCAACTGCTGAAAATGAAAAGTATGAAGACTTTAGCCAAACTCAATTATCAGTTTACTCATTGACATCATTCGATCTATTTGATCTAGGTTTTAGATTAAGTGAAGATGCATTTGTATATCGTATAGGTGCAGAATCTAATGATTGGTTTGGTAGTTTCGGTACATCATATCGTAACCCAACTCTCTATGAACTGAATGGTGATGCTTGGACTTTACCTAATAAAGGTTTAGACCCTGAGGAAGCAACAGGTGTTGAAGTTGGTTATAAAAATATAACTGTATTCAAATACAAATTTAGTGAAGGTATCGATTATAGTTTTGCAGACTCGCAGTTTGTTAACACTGGATCATATGATACTGAAGGTGTGAGATACTTAAACAGTTTTGTTGTTGAAAGACTTAACACTACAATGATAGGTGTCGAGTTAGGATATACTAATAGTGATCAACCTCGTATTCCTGAATACAAAGCAATCATATCATCTACAACAGATTTAGGTGGTTATGATATTTCATTCAGATATACTGGATTGTTTAACAGAGAGCCTGGTCCATATGACGGTACAGAAATGCTAGATGATGTCAGTTCACTTGACTACAAAATAGAAAAGGCATTTCCTAAATACTTGCTATCTTTTACTATAAGAGATATACTAGATGACGAATTTGAAATGGTACCTAACTACCGAGCAGGTGGATTAGAGTACTTCTTAACACTACAATATAGGCCTTAATCGAATGCCCGGAATCGCAACACTAAAAATTAAAGATGAAGTCAATCTAAAGATTGATGGACTTGAGTTAGATGCTCGTAGGGCTCTAATGCAAAAGTTTGAGTTTGAGGTTCCCGGTGCACGATATATGCCCAGTGTTAAGTTGGGAAGATGGAACGGCAAGGTTAGTTATTGTAGCCTTGCTGGTTCCACATTTATAAATTTATTAGAAGACATTATTCCGATCTTAGAAGAATTGAACTATACAATTGAACTAGAGGATATGCGTGAGTATCAAACTCAGTTTCAATTTGAAGAAGTTCAGAAAGATTCATTTAAAGATGTTCTGTGGCCTAAAGGACATGTCTGTGAGGGGCAACCCATTGAACTTAGAGACTATCAAGTTCAAGTTGTTAATGAGTTCTTAAAGAATCCTCAGTCGATACAAGAAGTGGCTACAGGCGCAGGAAAGACTATTATGACTGCGGCACTTAGTAGAGGTGTAGAATCATATGGTCGAAGTATTGTGATAGTACCTAACAAAAGTTTAGTATCACAAACTGAAGAAGATTATATCAACATGGGTTTAGATGTCGGTGTATACTTTGGTGATCGTAAAGAATATTTTAAACAGCATACTATTTGTACTTGGCAATCTCTCAACATTCTATTAAAGAATACTAAAAGAGGTGAAGTAGATTGCACTATAGGAGAGTTCATTGAAGGTGTTGTTTGTGTCATTGTAGATGAAGTACATATGGCAAAAGCAGATGCATTGAAGCAACTGTTAACAGGCGTAATGGCCCACGTTCCCATCAGATGGGGACTAACAGGAACAGTACCCAAAGCAAAGTATGAGTCAATTGCTTTGCAAGTAAGTTTGGGACCTGTTATTAATAAACTATCTGCAAAAGAATTGCAAGATAAAGGAGTACTTGCTAAGTGTCATGTGAACATAGTACAGTTACAAGACGAACAGGAGTTCAGTAACTATCAAAGTGAATTAAAGCATTTGCTCAGTGATGATAAACGATTAGATAAGATGGCAAGTCTGATCGATACAATACAACAATCAGGTAATACTTTGATTCTTGTTGATCGTATCGCGGCAGGACACGCCCTTGTTGAACGTTTAGATGATGCAGTCTTTGTGTCAGGAGGCATGAAAGTAAATGACAGAAAAGAAGAATATGATGATGTTGCCATTAGTGATAATAAAATCATTGTTGCTACTTATGGCGTGGCTTCTACTGGTATCAATATTCCTAGGATTTTTAATCTTGTACTCATTGAACCAGGTAAGAGTTTTGTTCGTGTCATACAGTCTATCGGTCGTGGCATTCGTAAAGCAGAAGATAAAGACTTTGTTCAAATCTGGGACTTAACAAGTTCATGTAGATTTGCTAAACGACATTTAACCCAACGTAAACATTTCTACAGAGAAGCAAACTATCCGTTTATTGTAGAAAAATTAAACTACAAATGATTTTACCGATTAACTTGAATAAATCTGCAAGGAGCAGTATAATAACAAAATGAGAATACTAACATTAGAAGACCAATACTATAACTTGGAAACGTTACCAGAAGAAATCGATGACCTTCGATTTGCAATTTTAGATAACTCTAATCCTACATTCGTGGATTACTATTATATCCCGCTTATCTTTTTAGAGTCATTCAATGCTCCAGCAGTTGTGCTACAAGTGGGCGATAAGCAGATTAAGATGCCAGTTGATTGGCAAGTGTTGATCGGTGATGAAGAAGGTGGAGACTTAGAAACACTTCCACTATCGTCATTAAATGACAGAGGCTTTTCAGTCTTTGCATTCAATCCACTATCATCATTCTCTCCGGGCTTTCTTCCTATAGAGATTGTAGATATCTATTCAGATGTCACATGGTATGCACCAAGACTACGTAATGGTCAGTTCTTATGTGTGCCTTTAGATGATGGTCCTAAACCAAGATGTATCTACTTTGTCAAAGAGATTAGTAGAAATTGTGAAGTTGTAGATTATGCCCAAGTCTTTTGAACACTGGAAGAATGTTTGTAAACTGCATTGGAAAGAGATCGTTACATTGTCTATTGCATTGCATTGGGTAGTTGATTTGTTTATTATAGCACCCTTGTCAATAGCAATAGGGTGGTTTGCAAGAGGTTACTTTGGCTAGAGCAAAAACTCCAACAGACGAAAAGTTTGAAAAACAAGACTTCAACTTGTTTGAAGCAATAGCGGCAATCGATAAAAAAGATTATGGTTATTATGATAGACTAACTTCAGAACAACAACGAAAGTTTGTTCCGTTTATGATGTTACATTGGATTAGTGTAGTAAAAGGTAAACGTGAGTTATCACAATATTATTTACAGAGTGTTGACTATCATGCCAATACTCATTTGTTTAATGAAAACGTAATACATCATCCTAAACTACAATGGTTGATGTTGTGTGCGGCAAGCCCAGGCATTGGTAAGCAATATCATCAATGGATCCCTCATATCAAAGCAGGTGTCAGCAAATTAAAAGATAATGCAAAACCTAAAGACATAAAGGATTATTATAAAAAGGTATATCCAAAACTAACAGCAGGAGACTTGACTGAAATAGCAAATGCATTTTGTGTACAACACAAACGCAAAATGTATCTAGCAGAAAAGTTTCCAGAACTAAAATTTGATGAGGTAGAATTACTTAGTGAACTCGTTACAGACAATGAAATCGAAGAATACGAAAAAGAACTCGGCAACTAAAAAGTTTGGTTGCGACTTTTGCGGAAGAAGTTTTGCAAAAGAGAGTACTATCGATAGACATATTTGCGAACAGAAACGCCGATACGGAGATAGAAATCTTAAGGGTAATCGTATTGGCTTTAATGCATGGTTAAATTTCTATGCACAAAATACTTCTAGTAAAAAACAAAAGACTTATATAGACTTTACTAAAAGTTCTTATTATCTAGCCTTTGTCAAGTTCGGTCATTACTGTGTCAATACAAAATGCATTAATGTTAATCGTTATGCAGACTGGTTGCTTAAAAATCAGATTAGAATCGATAGTTGGACTAGTGATAAAAACTACACTAAGTTTATTGTCGAATATCTTAGACATGAAGATCCATTAGATGCGATTGCTCGTAGCATGGAGACACTGATCGAACTTTGTAAAGACGATGCAATACAATATAAAGATGCATTTAGATATGGTGCTCCAAATAGAATTTGTTATGAGATAACGACAGGAAGAATCTCTCCTTGGTCTTTATATCAGAGTCAGTCTGGTACAGAATTTTTAGGTAAACTAGATGATATACAACAGAAAATGGTATTAGAATATATTGACCCTGAACAGTGGGCGATCAAATTTAAACGTGATATAGAAGTCGTTGCTGAAGTGAAAGAATTACTTAAACAAGCAGGATATTAATGATCGACGGTTTAGACATAAAGTTTTTTAAGTTAGATGGTAGATGGAAGGGGAATGATATCTTCACATGGATGTGTACTACTATTGTTAAACCACAGTATGAACGTTTCACTCCCAGGCCAATGGCACAATCAGATTTGGCAAAGATTATTAAGTTCAATCAATTACGTGACTGGTGTTGGGATACATGGGGACCTAGTTGTGATTTAAAAGACTATGACAGAGTACATGAACTGCACAACTACGTAAGCCTAGCACAATACAATGACAGTACATATAATACACTCAATGAACATTGGTGTTGGTCTAACGAAGAAGATCATAAACAAAAAAGAATATATCTAGCCGGCGATAAAGAACGCACATGGCTAGAAACGAGGTGGAGATGACTGAAGAAGAACATATGTTAGGAAAAGCAATAATGGGTATCATTGCAATGGTACTTACATTATTACTCATAGGGTTTTTTATACTAGGAAAGATGGCAGACAAAGATGTGCCTAGTAATTACCTTGATGATGTAGTTAACGAAGAAACAAAAAATATCGTATGACTCAATGGCACGGTGGTAAAGGTTCTGGTCGCCGTAAGGGTGTAGACCAAAAAACCTATGCGGATAATTGGGATCGTATCTTCGGTAAAAAAGATATCATTAATGATCAATTATCACATGAAGGCAGGGGTTTTGATATCATAAATGATATCGTTTCTGACAGCCTTATTCAACGTATAAACGACAGAAAAGATGAACTCTACCCTGTCAGAGCATCAACACATAAGAAGCAATACGCAGAAGCAGAGGCGTGTAAGAAACTGTTTGGTATTGCTGTATGGTGGAGTCAACTCACAGATGATTGGGACGAAGTAAAAGAGATACATGAACTCATCTACCCTGAGATCAAAAAGCATTTAACTGATGCAACATTTTATGCAAGTGATATCGTAACAATCAATGGTCCAAGTAGATGGGTAGGACCTCACATTGATACCCCACATAGATTTGAGAAATACAACAAAAGAGAAAACAATGACATCTGTGGCATACAAGTTATCATTCCGCTTGATGACTTAGACAAAAACACAGGATCAACTGGACTTATCCCTTACAGTCATCAACAAGATTGGGATATACAAGATTGTTATGAAGGTTTGCATGATGAATACTTTTTAGAAAATGCAGAACAGTATGATATGCCAAAAGGTAGTATCTTGTTTTACAATACTCGTTTAATGCATTCTACTATGCCATTGCATTTACCCAAAAAACGTTCCATTCTATTGATTAATTACCTCAGAAATGATATAATAGAAGAAATAAAAGACGAAGATAACGTGTGGAGCAGTAATGGCAAATGATGTAATGATAGATATGGAGACTCTGAGTACAGATCCTAATTGTGTTATATTGACAATCGGTGCTGTTCGTTTTGATCCTATGGGTACTGGAGTCGTAGAAAAACTAGAACTACGTCCTGAGATAGATTCGCAAACAGAAGAATTTGACAGACACATAAATCCAGATACACTAAGGTGGTGGGGAGAACAAAGTGAAGATGCAATTAATGAAGCAATGGGCGACAACGATAGAATCTCGTTTAAAGATGCTATGGATAAACTCTATAAATTCTGTTGGAACCGCAGAGCAGTTTGGAGTAATGGTGCTGGTTTTGATATTGTTGTGGCTGAAAACGCCTTTAGGCAATTAGAGAGTCCGATACCCTGGCCTTTCTATACTATTAGAGATACACGTACAATTTATGATCTTTGTAATGTGTCTCTTAAAGATGGTCAAGCAGTAACATCTCACAAAGCCGTAGAAGATGCAGAGCATCAAGCAATAGTTGTACAACGTGCATATCAGAAACTTAAACAAGCAGGACTTAAATGAGTATACAGTCAGATATTGACATAGACTTCGGAGACAGAAGTAAATTACTTAAACTAATTAAACATGTTCCTGCGGCAATGCGTGAACAACAACCAATGAAGAAACATCCTACTGGGGTATACATTACAGATGTACCCTATGATCCTGTAAACGACATGTGCAACTTAGATTACAAAGAAGCAGATGAACGAGGGTACTTTAAATTAGATTTATTAAACGTAAATATCTATAAAGCAGTACAAGATGAAATGCATTTGATAAGTCTAATGGCTGAACCTAACTGGGAACGTTTAAAAGAAAGAAATTTTGTATCAGTGTTGTTGCATTTAAACAAGCAATATGATGTTATGCAACAGATGCCAGAACCTATTAATAGCATTCCAAGACTAGCAATGTTCTTGGCAGTAATTCGTCCAGCAAAGAGAAATCTTATTGGGCAGACATGGAAAGAGATAAGTAAAACTGTGTGGATTGACAACAATACAGGATACACATTTAAAAAATCACATGCAGTGGCATATGCACAACTAGTTGTAGTGCATATGAATTTATTAGAGGAACAAGATGAGTCAATATGATGCAGTCGTTGAGAGACAAAGACAAATGATGAAAGCCGAAGAGTGGTCAAAGGGCGTTAAAGCAGTACATGCACATTCGTTTACTACAATGTGGTACGACAACAATCCAGACAGAACTGGTGATGATTTACGTGTGATAGACGTTGAATATAATGACGGTACTATCGAAAGAGAGTACATGGTGTCAGGCAAAAAAGAAATAATTGGAACACGACTTAGTGGTCAAGACTTACTTGATGAATTTGGAAGACACAACAGATAATGGAAGAACTTAACTTAACATTAATTGCAGAAAATGATCCTAGACTTAAGGAACCTTGTGAACCATGGGACTTTAAACTTGACGGTGATCCAACTGAACTAATTAAAGCAATGACAAAAGTTATGTTTAATCCTAATCATTTAGGCATCGGTTTAGCGGCGCCACAGTTAGGAGTGATGAAAAATATATTCATCATGGGCACTGATGAAAAACTAATGGCTTTTATTAATCCTCAAGTCGATGAACTTAAAGGAGAGCAAGAATTATTTTTAGAAGGTTGTCTTAGTTATCCTGATCTTTGGTTGCATGTACGAAGACACACTGAATGTGTAGTATCATATCAGCAGATCGACGGAGAAGTTGTCAAAGGGAAACATATGGATGGCATACAAGCACGTGTATTCTTGCATGAGTTTGATCATTTATTAGGTGTAACGTTTGAAGAACGTGTACAAAGTAAGATGAGTTTAGAATTGGCTAAGAAACGTAGAGCAAAGAAGAAACGTCAAAAGGCTAAGATGGCTAAAAGACTTAGTAAGGTCTCTTCACCAACGTAATCGATTTTCTTTTAACTCTTTTCTTTTGAAAGTCAGTCATTGATACAATAGGTCCATGTAACAATGTCAATGATTTGTTATTAAATGTTCTTAAGAAAGGCTTAAACATAGCCCACTCTTGTTTAAGAAATAAATGAATAGGTATTTGACGATTCGATTCCCACCACCAAACATCTCCTAACTCTAAAAACTTCATTCGTTTTTCTGCATCAACTATCGCACCGTAATCATATATAGTTGTAACAAGATCATCACGGTTCTGAACGATACCAACAAAGTCTGCCCCGGCATATTGCAACACCGAAATAAACGGGTGAGTTTCTGTCAGTTTTACGAAAAAGTCGATTGGTTTTTTTGAATCTGTCATGTCTGTAAAGTATTTAGTACGTTGAAAAAAATGGTCAAATTTCTTGGTAAAGACACGTAAAGATAAATATATTCTATAGGAGATTAAAATTTGTGTCTTACACTACATCAGTATATACTTATACAGTCAGACAAATCGTTGTGGTTCTGTCAGGCACAAGCCCGAGGAAATATATGCCAGTCTATTCAAAACCATTAACGTTAAACAAAGGCGTTGACAATCAATTACAGTTTCAGTTTCTGAATCAGGAACAAAAGCCTGTTGATTTGTCATATATTGCAACTGAAGGTCAACAAATATCATTTAGGGCCATCAACTCAGATGGTACCGAAATCCTTTTCAGAAAAGCATTGACCCCTGTACTTGATATCAATGGTATATTTCAATTAAACACTACAGCGGCCGAGATTGAAGATATCGAATCACAAAAATGTTATTACTCATTAGAATGGCCAAGTGGTAATCTTAACTTACCTGTCTTTGTAGATTCTAAAGCAGGTGCTAGAGGTGATTTAAATATTGTTGACTCAATACTACCTTCGTTTGTACCGTCGCAGAATGTAACGATTCCAAACGATCAACCTTTTCCTAATGCAAACGCAAACGCAAATTCAGACTCGGTGACTTATTATTCAAGTATTATTAATACACAAATGTCACCTATCTTAACTACATCAATTGACTATGCAAACTACGTAGGCAATATCACTATACAAGGATCAACTTTAGTCGATTCAAATTTTTATGATATTGAATCACATACATATGGTAATGCAGAAACGGGTGCTAGTGAATCTGGAACTATAGGTTACACAATCGACGGCTATCATCCATTTGTCAAAATTAAATTTGAATCTAATGTGGGTAACATAGTTACTGTTTTGGCTAGATAAGTTACCCTGTTTACTTGTTTTAACTCTCATTTTCGTCTATAATATCAGATATGTTTGATATACTTACGATTGTCCCGGGCAAAAAGAAGCAAACGCAAAGCGGTTGGACTTCATTCAATGCGCCTTGTTGCCAGCATAATGGACATAACCCTGACAAAAGAATGCGAGGGGGAATTAAAGCAGACGGAGATGATTGGAACTATCATTGTTTTAACTGTAACTTTAAGTGCGGTTTTAAATTAGGTAGAGCAATTAGCAAACGTACACGTAACTTCTTGTCGTGGTGTAATATGCCAGACCAAGATATTAATAAATGGTCTTTACATTCTATACAACATAAAGATTTGTTAGAATCTATTCTACACAAAAAGAAACAGCAGAAGTTACCTAAATTTAAAGAACAATCAATGCCAGAAGGTGAGTTGATTTATACTGCTAATAAAGATCATCAAGTCTACATTGACTACTTGAACAAAAGGGGACTACAACACAACGACTATCCTTTTATGGTCAGTCCTAATGCAGAGGGTAGACAAGCACAGGGTATAATTATCCCTTATACATATGAAAATAAAGTTGTTGGTAGTACAATAAGATTTATGGACGACAGAAATCCTAAGTTCATAAATGATCAGCAACAAGGATATGTATTTGGTACTGACTTACAGAAGGATGAATGGGAAGTCGTATTAGTCTTTGAAGGTATTTTTGATGCTATCTCAATGAACGGTTTAGCATTGACACATGACACAATCAATGACAATCAAGTTGCTGTAATTAACAAATTGGGTAAACGTGTAATTGTTGTTCCTGATCAGGATCAGACAGGATTAGGTATATGCGAAAGAGCATTAGAATTAGGTTTTGATGTGTCATTACCTAACTGGTCAGAAGACATTAAAGATGCAAACGATGCCGTAATTAAATATGGTCGTCTGAATACATTACTAAGTATATTAGACTCTGCTACAAACAGCAAAATAAAAGTAGAAGTTATGAGGAATAAAATTGCTAAAAGAATTTAACATAGAAGTACAAGAATTGTTCTTAAGAATGATGATAACAAACGCAGAGTTGTTTGTTAGGGTTGCTAATATTTTTAACGCAGAAAACTTTGACAGAAGACTACGACCTGTTGCAGAGTTTATGAGAGAACATTCAGATCAATATAAAATATTGCCTGACTCAACACAAATCAAAGCAACAACAGGAGAAACAATTGATCCAGTTGCTGATTTAGATGAGGGTCATTATGAATGGTTTATGACTGAGTTTGAATCGTTTACTCGTAGACAAGAGTTAGAAAGAGCAATCATGTCTTCAGCAGACTTATTAGAAAAGGGTGATTATGATCCTGTCGAAAAGTTAATCAAAGATGCTGTACAAATATCATTACAAAGAGACTTAGGTATCGATTACTTTGATGATCCTAGGGCTCGTCTTATGCATCTTAAATCAAGCAATGGACAATCGTCTACAGGCTGGCCCTGTTTAGATCAAAAACTCTATGGTGGATTCAACAAAGGCGAACTGCAAATCTTTGCAGGGGGTTCGGGTTCAGGTAAATCATTGTTCATGCAAAATCTATCAGTCAATTGGGTTGAGCAAGGCTTATCAGGTATATATGTAACTTTAGAGTTAAGTGAAGAACTATCAGCAATGCGTATAGATTCAATGTTGACTGACACTAAAACTAAAGAAGTGTTTAAGGACTTAGATAACGTTGAAATGAAAGTAAAGATGAAACAAAAAGCATCTGGAAATCTTCAAATTAAATACTTCCCGGCACAGTCTACAGTCAATGATCTTAGAGCATATACAAGAGAATTACAAATACAAACAGGCAAGAAACTAGACTTTATGTGTGTTGACTATTTGGATTTGTTAATGCCAGTAAGTGCTAAAGTAAGCCCAAGTGACTTGTTTGTTAAAGACAAATATGTATCAGAAGAATTACGTAATTTGGCAAAAGAATTAGATATAGTCTTTGTAACTGCATCACAGTTAAACAGAAGTGCGGTCGAAGAAATAGAATTTGATCACAGTCATATCTCAGGTGGTATCAGTAAGATCAATACAGCAGACAATGTGTTCGGTATCTTTACATCACGTAGTATGAGAGAACGTGGACAATATCAGATTCAGTTAATGAAGACAAGATCAAGTTCAGGAGTAGGTCAAAAGGTAGAATTAGCATTTGATATAGAAACATTACGTATCACAGACCCAGGCACTAATGCACCAACTCACAACACAGCACAACCATCTGCACAATCTATCATGGATAAGTTTAAAACTACATCACAAGTGGGACAAACTAATGAAATAGTTGAAAATCAAGTAGAGCCCGAGCAAAAACGAGTCAGTGGTGATGTACAAAGTACAAAATTGAAGTCATTATTGAATACTTTGAAAGACAAATAATATCCAAAATGGTCACGATTGACTAAATAGTAATAAGGAATTATACTTATGCAGAAAAAAACTAAAAGCCTTTTAGAAGAACTAGAAAATTTCGGTAGCAACCGAGATATCCCGCATATTGTTGAGTCTCGTGGTAACAATATCATTACTAGTGCGGTTAATCTAATCGAATTCATCCAACGTAATTATGATGATGTCCAGGCTGAACAGTTAGAAAAGAAACTGTTAAGTGCTATCCGAGGAAGAGACAAAAATCGTTTCTCAAAAACGATTAAAAAATATCAAGGATAAGTATCAATGAAGTTCGATGAAGTCATTATCAATGAAAATAAATTAGGTGACTGGATGTTTGGAGACAAACGATCCCGAGGTAAAGGCGCCGGAGGTACAGGCGGACCTAAAACAACAGCACCTAGCCTAGGACTCAAAGGCGGACTGACAAAACTAGATAGATTAGCATACAAATATTTTGTAAGAGATTTCGTTAGTGATGCATTAAGTACAATTGACTCAGGTCTTAGAGCCGGCTTAATTAATCCACCCAGCAGTCAGATGAATGTCGATCAAACAAATGATCAACCAGATGGTCAAGCACTTGCAGAATTAAATAGGGTCTTTGAAAGTATCATCGAACAATCACAAGGAACAGACGTAGAAACATCAGGTGGTAGACTACTTAGTGTTTTTTTGAAAGACTGGTTCGGACAGTGGATGCAGAATGTAGACTATACAAAAAGTAAAGATGTATTGTACCACATTATTGATAACTTAGAACATGCGTATAACAATTCAGAAAATCCATCTAAGCCAAACATTGATAGACAAATTTTAACTCAGTTAGCAGACGGCGCTTGGGCGGCAACTTCTACTGTAGGTGTTACACCTAAAGGACCAAAGAACGCAGACGGCGCAGAAATTATACAAAAATCAATACAAGCAAAGGGTGCAAAAGAACCTGAACTAAAATCAAAAGAAACTGATAACAATCAAGTAAGGGTCAATGATGCAAATGTAATCCAAAATATACCTGTTGGAATAACAATTAAAGATGCAGGTGGAAAAGAAACCTCTTATAACGGAAAACAGTGGGTTAATTCTACTGGTGAGGTGTTACCAAAAGGAATGCAAGAGAAGTATTCAAAAATGTATTTCATGGATCCTAAACCTTTCTATAGTCCAGAGCAGCCAGCACAAGACTTGGCAAAACTCAAAGAATCTAAAACTCAATCAGCAATTAGAGCAGAAAAAATACCATCATTGAAAACGAGGTAACAATGAACCTCAGTGAATCATTATCTAATACTCTACGTACATTAGAAAAAATCAATTTAGTCGAAGCAAAAGGACACTTAGATCACCCAGAAGATTTGGTGTTCTTAGGCGATGTTGAAGGAGCCAAACAAGCAATCAGTGCAATGGAAAAAACTATTGCAACACCCGGTACAATTACAATTAAGTGGGACGGTTACCCTGCTCTTATATTTGGACGTGATCAGAAAGGTAGATTTTCTATCATGGATAAGCATATGTTCAATAAGAAAGACGGTACAGGAAGACAAGTCTTTTCACCACAAGAATTTAGACAGTATGATAAAAACAGAGGTGTTGATCGAGGAGACTTGTACAACATCATTGATAGTATTTGGGACGGATTAGACAAAGCAGATAGAGGAACATTGGGCTACTATTGGGGAGACTTATTGTTTGCTAAACCTTTAGAAGACCAAGACGGTTACTACTCATTTAAAATGAACCCAAATGGTATCGCATACAAAGTAAAAGCAGACAGTGAAGTTGGCCACATGCTACAAGGTAAAACAGCAGGTATAGGTGTACATACATTTATTCCAGTCAATGCAGAAACAACAGATGAGTCATCATCACTAGACGGTACAATTGGTAACTTACATAACAATAGTGATGTAGCAATCGTACCTAGTAAGATGCCAATCACACCAAAGATAAAGATGCCTAGTAAGTTAAAATCACAAGCAGAAACAGCAATTGCACAGCATGGTGATGATGTAAGAATTCTTATGAACTCAGCACCACAGGCACGTAACGCATTTAACTCTTTGTTTACTGTATTCATCAACAAAAAGATTGTATCAAAAGACTTATCAAACTTGTATGATGATTTTATACAATTTGTAGAGCAACGACCAATGACTGACTCAATGAGACAAAAGATTACTAATCATTTCAATACACACAAAGAAGGTGTTATAGGTGCATTTAAGATTTGGATTGCATTGTATAATCTAAAACAAAACATCGTAGATCAATTAGACAAAGCCGCAGAGTCTAGTCCTGTTAAAGGATACTTAGATGATGGTAGTGAAACACATGAAGGGTTTGTTGCTAACGGACTTAAGTTTGTCAACAGAATGGGCTTTTCTGCTCAAAATCTAGCCGCAAAGTAATATATCACCGCATTTTTCTCACAAAGGACTAAATATTAGTATGAACCTCATGGTGAGGGACAACAAACTACAG